GCAGAGGGCGGATGGGATGAGCCGTGTCCGCAAGCGCCCGGATTCCGCGTCGATCATTGCAGTTGCGTCCCGATCCTGCGCGCGGAGATCCTGCGGCTGAGAGCCGAAGTGAAGCGGTTGAATGAACGGCAGCTATAACCAGAAGGAGGAAGTTATGGCACGGAAGCGCGATAGAGACGTAGTGGCGCTCGAAAACGCAATCCGGGCGCTAGACAAATCTTCATGTCGTCAAATGTTGAAAGCCAATCTTCAATTTCTGTGGGATCGCTACCTGACGAACCCGATCCACACGTTACCGGATCATCTGCTTCCAGGGATGCGGTGAGCGCACTCTAACCATAGTGCGCGAAAACGCGATAACCCTATTGAAAGGCCAATGGCGACCCCTTTTAGGCGTGGTTATGCCGTCCCCCTATCTCATGGACGCTGTACGGGGGACACACAATGCGTGGATGGCGCAGCGGCGTGGAGCGTCTGCCGAAGGGGATCACGGGCCAGAGGCCACAGTGACTAGCGAGAGTACCCGACCGGGAGTCCATCCCTCCCGGCGGGCTTTCGCAGAATATAGGGAGAACGAACAATGGTCCCAGGAAGCACGCCGCGGGAGCCGGAGTGGGCGCGCTGCTTTTACTGCTCGATGGGCCAGGTGAAGGTCAGCAACCTGCCCTGTGGCTGTCCCGTGTGCGGGCAAAAGCTGACCGGTCTCTACGAGAAGATGAGCACGGAGCAGCAGCGGATGTGCGACGAGCGGAAGATGAACCTGCTCCACCCGACCTACTACATGGCTTCTTAGGGAAAGCATATTTTCTTAAATCTCTATTTGAGGGAATCCCGATGAAAGCGTTCAGCCCCGTTGTGATTGTTCTCGCCGCCGTCGTCTCTCTCTTCCCGATCCAGGCGGAGTCCGACATCATCCTCCCCCCGGTTCCCGCCGAGTCCTTCGACGGCGAGGAGGGGGAACCGGATCTCCGGGTCGGGATGACCGTGTGCGACGGGATCCTCATCGCGGTCGCCGTCGTCGCTGCCGGCGTTGCTATATGGGGATTCGCCGAGGTCATCAAGATAAGCAGGGAATGAGACGGTGCAGATATTCGGGAGCTCGTCTGGCTTCGTGACGGGCCCGGCGTTTTTCTTTTCTCTCAAGGAGGTTCTATGCTGGCGAAGAACGGCTTCTACCCGCGCGGGACGAAGGACGACCTCAGGGTAATCTCGTTCGGGATCCCCAGGTCGGGCAGCACGTTCATCTACCAGGTGCTCTGCGACCTCTTCGCGGAGGGCGTCGCCAAGACGCACGGATACATGGACAAGAAGAACGTGCCGGTGGTGATGACATACCGGGACCTGCGCGACTGCATCCTGTCCCTCTGGCTGGTCCGCGGCGGCGGCACGCCGATCCCGCACAAGAAGATCAACTGGATCTGGCTGCACGAGGTGAAGCCGTCGTACGAGGCCCTGCGGCGGTACGAGGACGAGCGCAGCAAGACGTACGGGAACGCGACGTTCGCGATGCTCCGATACGAGGAGTTCACGACCAGGCCGATGCAGATCTGGGCGCACATCAATCCCGCTATTGTGCCGATGCCTTCGCTCGAGGGCACGGGACGCCAGGAGGCGATCGTCGCCGCGCACTCGAAGGAGAAGAACGCGGAGATCGCCAAGCAGTACAAGGGCTTCGGCCAGTACGACCGCGAGAGCCACATCCACGGGAACCACATGGCCGGCGGCGGGATCGGGGCGTGGCAGCAGAACGCGGACTGCACCGGGCGCCAGATCCTCACGGAGCTGACGCGCGAGGCCAACGAGCACCTGGGGTACAAGGTGGCATGACCATGCGACACCGGAAGAACCTGATGACGGGCCTGTACGTGGATCCGCATCCCGTGCGGGCGCAGGAGAACGCGGAGGCCCTGGCGAAGAACGCCCAGTGCGGGCAGCTCGACGAGATCCACCTGTTCATCGAGGACAGCTGCTGCCGGCTGTTCGACCAGCGTTTCAAGTACCACCACGTCGGGAAGCGGACGACGTTCAAGCAGTACTTCGCCTTCGCCAACACCAGGCCGGGCGAGCTCTTCATCGTGTCCAACAGCGACATCTCCTTCGACCATACGCTGGCGATGCTGGACCTCTTCGACTGGAACGACACGCTGATCTGCCTGACCAGGTCAGAGCGCCACGGGATCCGGAGGAACCCGGGCCTCTGCAAGTGGATGCAGGACGCGTGGATCTTCCGCTCGCCCATCAAGCCGTTCCCGTGCGACTGGGAGCTGGGCCATATCGCCAGCGACGGGCGCCTGGCCAACGAGGCGATCAACGCCGGTATGCGGGTCTGGAACCCATACCCGCTCCTGCGCGGCTGGCATCACCACGTCTCGAAGATCCGGAGGAAGGAGAAGCGTATGCAGATCCCGGGTAAGGGGACGCTCGTCCCCCCGGGCCAGATCATCGTCAAGTGAAAGGGGAACACGATGGGGGAGGAAGCCTTCAGCGAAAAGGAGGTCGTGATCGCAGATGGGAAGAGCATCCTCCTGCGTCGAAGACACGGAGACACGGGCGTCAACCTCGGCATCTGCGAATCGCTGGACGATCTACCTTCGTTCGCTGTGAACATGGACGCCGAGCAGAGGCGCAAGCTAATCATCGCTCTCGGCGGAACACTCAGAAACCAGGGGCGGTGCCCCGCATTCAGGAGGAGCCGGCATGGCTAACGTGGACGCGAAGGGCCCGGGCAAGGTGAAGGCCCGGCAGCAGCACTTCGCCGGCATGGAGCCGGAGAAGAACGCGAAGCTGGAAGATATGATCGAGGCGTACGTCGATGCGCGCGACGCCCGCATGGAGGCCCTGAAGGTGGAGGTCGAGCTCAAGCAGAAGCTGCTCGACTACATGCAGGGCCGGAACCTGAAGAAGTACAAGCGGGGTCCATACGAGGCCCAGGTCACGCGCGGGAAGGACGAGGTGAAGGCGAAGGTGAAGGACGACAGCGCCAGGCAGAAGGAGGAGTAAGGGCTCCCTGTGGGGGGAGACGGCCGGTAGATAAAGTTCCGATCCCACTGCCTGGTGTAGCAGACGGGGCGCCGGGGTGGTCCCGGAGCCAATTGCACCCGCCGGCCGTCGTCCCCTCACATCCATTCAGGGGAAGGAAAATGTCTTTCGATCTAGAACTGACAAGGGCTCATTGGGAAGAAGCAATAAAAGACACGGCGGAGGGTCCCGTGCCATTTGGCCGAGCTCACGGGAGATGGCCGGGCGATCTGCTGCGCGTGTAATGCGAAGGCTCAGGAGGAGAAGAACGCATGAGCCTGGACGATGCCAGCATCCCCGACTGTCTTCGGGACGCTTGCCGTCGGTGCCGCTGGCGCACCGAGTGCGAGATGTACAAGCACGAGGAACGGATGAAGGACAAGGGGAAAAGGAGGAGGAGGAAAAAGGAGAAGGCTGTCGAACATGTCCGCGAAGGGGAGGACAAATGATACCAAGAGAACCGTCGGTATCGACGCAGATCTATGGGGGATGGGTAGAGGTGCCATTGCCCGTAGCGGACGATCTGAAAGCCAAAGGGCTCGACCACCCTCTGGCGAAGGCAGTACTGGAGTTCAATCACAGGGTATGTCGCGACCTCGGGATGCACGTAACCTCCATCAGGATAGAGCGATGAACTTCAAAGCCCAGCAGGCCAGGCTGCGCGCGAAGCTGGCAGCGATCAGGGGTGACACGATTTCCTGGGTCGATCATCCTTCGCGTGGGATGCTGGTCGAAGGCCACATCCACGGCGTGCTCCCGAACAAGTCCAACTCGCGGAAGATCGTGCAGGTGAAGACCATGCACGGAATGCTTACCCGGGTCATCAAGGAGAAGGGGGCGGACGAGTTCGTGGACAAGGTGTACGTGGCGGCCGCGGAATGGAGGATGAGAAACAAGCCTCTTGATGGGAAGCTCGAGGCAATAGTCGTCGTCCACCAGGCGGACTTGCGACGGGACCTGGACGCAGAGCTGCTCTACGACGCACTACAGAAGGCGGGCGTGGTGAAGAACGATAGGGCGTTCTGGCACAAGAACATATGGCGCGAAGTCGACCGCGACAACCCGCGCGTACACTTCGAGATATGGGAGAGGCAGGAGGGTGACGAACAGCTGTTTGGAAGGAGGGGCAAGTGAAACGGAAAGGACCTATAGTCAAGATCCTGGTGATCGGCGAGGGACCGAACAGCCGGGACAAGACGGAGCTGGGCTACGTCGGGAAGATAGGTGGCTTCCTGGCGGGGGCGATGAAGCTGAACCGGAAGCAGTACAACCAGCTCGTCATCACGCGGAACCTGCTCCCCCACTACTGCGGGGAGTGGAGCGGGAAGCTGTTACTGCCGGCGGAAGTAGCGAAGCGAGAATCGGCGAAGCTGGTACCGCTGATGAAGAACAGGATCAGCATCCTCCTGGGCGATCGCGTGGCCAGGGCGTTCGGCTATGCGAAACAAAAGCCTTTCGGTGTATGGAGAGAAACAATAAAGGGGAAACGAAAACAGTCGATCAATGTTATCGTTCGTCTCCCACTTCCTACGGATCGATGGTGGGACGATGAATGCAAAAGATTGATAGCGATCGACTACTTGCGCACGATTGCTCGCGCGTGTATGCTCAAGTAGAGTCGGACGCCGCACCGGGGAGGGAACGCTCGAATGCACAACGCCGGCAGCTCACCCCTGCCGGCGTTTTTTTTCGGCCACAGTACACCCCAGCGAAAACAGAGGCCCTTCAATGAAGATCAGCACGTCCCTCCAGAAGCTCGTGCGTCCCATTGCTGGTCTGCACGAAGACAAGAAGAACGCGCGCCGGCACAACGAACGGAACCTGAAGGCGATCGCCACGTCGCTTAAGACGTTCGGTCAGCAGAAGCCTATCGTGGCGCTGAGGGACGGACGCATCATCGCTGGCAACGGTACTTTCAGAGCGGCGCGCAAGCTGGGCTGGAAGAGCCTGGCGGTCGCCTACTTCGAGAGCTCGGGCAAGGCTGACGCCCGGGCGTACGCGATCGCCGACAACCGCACGGGCGAGCTGGCGCTATGGGACGGCAGGGATCTCGAAGCCACGCTGAAGTCCCTGGCGGCCGAGGGCGTGGACATCGAGTCGACGCTGGCCTTCACGGAGAAGGAGATCAACACCATCATTCGGACGCTCGGCAACGGCAACGAGGTCCACGAGGAAGCGCCGGCCCCCAGGCCCCCGAAGAAGGCCGCGACCAAGCGGGGGGACGTCTGGCAGATGGGGTCGCACCGTCTCATCTGCGGGGATGCCTCGAGCGCGCACGACCTACTCGTGCTGCTCGAGGGGGCGGTGATCCACCTGGTCAACACGGATCCGCCCTACAACGTCCGGGTGGAGCCTCGATCGAACAACGCCATATCGGCAGGCGTGTCCTCATACACACCGGACAAGAAGCGCCGAGCAGCTCTACACCACCAGCAGCTCGACCTGGCGCGGCACCCCGGAAAGGCGAAGGCCACGCACAAGCAGATGCGTGCCAAGGACCGCCCCCTCGAGAACGACTTCATCTCTGACCGGGAGTTCGCGGAGAAGCTTCACAACTGGTTCCTTCAGCTCTCGCACGCGCTCGCTCCAGGCCGCGCGTTCTATATCTGGGGTGGCTACTCCAACTTCTTCAACTACGCCGCGGCGTTCAACGGGACGGAGCTGTACTTCTCCCAGGGGATCGTGTGGGTGAAGGAGCACCCCGTGCTGACCCGCAAGGACTTCATGGGCAACCACGAGTGGTGCTTCTATGGCTGGCGTGCGGGCGGACCCCATAAGTTCTACGGCCCCCATAACATCCCGGACGTCTGGACGGTCAAGAAGGTCAACCCGAACAAGATGGTCCACCTGACGGAGAAGCCCGTCGAGCTGGCACGCCGCGCGATCGAGTACTCGTCCAGACCCAACGAGAACGTGCTGGACCTCTTCGGCGGCTCGGGCTCCACGCTGATGGCGTGCGAGCAGCTCGGCCGGCGCGGGTTCCTGCTCGAGCTCGACCCCGCCTACTGCGACGTGATCGTCGACCGCTGGCAGCGCCAGACGGACAAGAAGGCCGTCAACCTCAAGCGGAAGGGCGTGGTGATCTGATGCCGTCGGAAAAGAGCCTCGCCAACCTGCGACCGTTCAAGCCTGGCCAGTCGGGCAACCCGAAGGGGCGCCCACCTGGTCGCTCGCTGACGTCGCTGCTGCGCGAGGCCCTGGACAAGAAGCGGGAGGGCAGCAAGAAGACGGTGGCCCAGCACATCGTCGATGCCATCATCGTCCAGGTCCTGAAGGGCAACGCGCACGTGCTCCGGGTGATGTGGGACCGCCTCGAGCCCATCGAGCTAGGCGGTCCTGAGGGCGGGTCGTACGAGGAGCTGCTCGAGCGGGCCCTGGCCCGCATGAAGGAGATCGACATCACGCTGCACGTGAAGGGCAAGCGCAACGGCAAGAACGGAAAGAACGGGAAGAACGGCAGCGGCGCCAAGCACGTGAAGTCCAAGGTCGTGGAGCACCAGAAGCCCAAGGACTTCCTCGACGCCCACGACAAGGGGGAGCTGCTCCCTTGATCAGCCAGAAGAAGATCGACGAGCTCCTTCCGGCGTTCCGCGATCCCCGCGTCTACATCCCCACCTTCCTGCACATCCGCGACGTCGAGTCCCAGGTCATCCCCTTCCGTCTCAACCACGTCCAGAACCAGATCCTCAGCCAGAAGCGGGCGGCGCTCGAGCGGCGGCCGCGGCAGGCCCCCCGCAACCTGGTGCTCAAGGCCAGGCGTATGGGCGTGACCACGCTCGAGCAGGGCCTGAACTTCTACTGGACGTCGGCGCGGAAGAACCGGGAGGTCGTGACGCTGGCCCACGACATCCCGCACACGGAGAAGATCTTCCGGATCGCCAACCTCTTCTACGAGAAGAACCAGCCGGGCATGAAGCCGCGCCGCCTGGCCCCGCACTCGAAGCGCGACCTGAATTTCGCGCGCACCAACTCCCTCTTCTCGATCGCTACGGCCGGCAGCCGCGCACCCTCCCGCAGCCAGACGCTCGACCGCGTCCACTGGTCCGAGGTCGCCTTCTCACCTGGTGACCTGGAAGCGCAGCGCGGGCTGCTGGCCGGTCTCACCGAGGCTGCCTCGCATGGCAGCGTCACGCTCGAGTCCACCGCGAACGGCGTGGGCAACCTCTTCCACCAGCTCTGCGACGACGCGCGCAAGGGCCAGGGCCCGTGGAACCTGATCCTGATCCCCTGGTTCCACGACCCGAGCTACGTGATGGCGCTCACGCGCGACCAGCGCGAGACGCTGATGAAGAACTACACCGAGGAGGAGAAGGACCTGGTGGCGAAGCACGGGCTGACGCCCGAGCAGATCGCCTGGCGCCGGCAGAAGCACGTGGACATGTACGTGGGCGGCGACTCGGTGCTGTTCCCTCAGGAGTACTTGGAGGACTTCGAGACGGCGTTCCTCACGCTCGGCCAGGGGTACTTCGACGTCGACATCATCAAGAAGCTGATCAGCGAGGGCGCGGCGGGCCCCATCGAGGTCCGCAAGATCCCAGGGCACCGCGCGAACACGGGCGGCGAGCTCGTCATCTACGCGCGGCCGGTACCGGGCAGGAACTACGTGATCGGTGCAGACCCTGCCGGCGGCAGCCCCGTCGGCCACGAGTCGGTGGCGGCCGTCCTGGACTGTGAGACGTGCGAGCAGGTTGCCGTGCTCCGCGGCCGCTGGAAGCCCGAGGTCTTCGGCGAGCTGATCGCGCAGATCGGCAAGCACTACAACGATGCGATGGTCGGCGTCGAGCAGAACAACCACGGCCACTCCGTCCTCAACACGCTGATCAACACGGTCGACTACCCGGAGCTCTACTGCCACGGGAACTACGCCACGGGAAAGAAGTCGGACGAGCCGGGGTGGAGGACGGACGGACGCACGCGGCCGCTGATGCTCGGCGACCTTCGCAAGGCGATCCAGAACCGCGAGATGCCCGTGCGCGACATGGTGCTGCTCCAGGAGTGCTTGTCGTTCAAGCTCAGCCGGGACGAGGAGAAGTACATGGCGGCAGAGGGATGCCTCGACGATTCCATCTTCGCGTGGGCGATCGCGTGGCAGGTGCGGAAGGATCCGGAAGCGATGGACGAAGGAATTCCCGATTTCAGTGTTGACAAATTGATCGAGAGCGGTCATAGAATCTTTAGCAGAGACGTTCACCCCGGGAGGATGTTCTAGTGGCGCGTCGCCGGCGTCCACAGAGGCTCGCAGCCGACGAGCCTCAACCCGTCCAGAACGAAGCCCCGATGGAGGGGCGTCAGCTGTCGCAGCTGCCCGCATGCGCCACGGAGTACGGCGAGCGGTACGAGCAGCTCGGCGTCTTCAATCCCCGTCTCGTCACGCACCAGACGCGGAAGCTGATGCGCGACGATCCCCAGGTCGCATTCGCGCTGGCGATCCTGCGCGCGCCTGTCATCAACATGAAGTGGTCGGTCGAGAGCCGCGACCCGGAGATCGCCGCGTTCGTCGAGCACGTCCTGCGTCCCACCTATCGCCAGCTCGCGCTGGCCGGCACGCTGGCCGTCCCCTTCGGCAACCAGGTCATCGAGAAGGTCTGGAAGGCGAAGAGCGTGGAGACGGAGCGGCGCGACCAGCGCATAGGCGACCCCATCAAGACGGGCCACCCGATGGCGTGGATCATCGAGAAGTTCCGCGCGATCCCGCACGAGACCATCACCTTCCTGATCGACGAGCAGAAGGACGAGTGGGCGGGCATCGAGCAGACGCGCAGCGACGGGCAGAACGTCAAGGTCGGCAAGGCCAACGCCGCGCTCTGGTCCTTCCGGCGTCAGGACGTGTGGGGCGAGCTGACCGGGTACCCGATCCTCAACCAGTGCTACGAGCCCTGGTGGTGGAAGGCGGTGACCAGCCTTTACGCGAACCGCTACTACGAGCGCAAAGCCGACCCGCCCATGATGGGGCGGCCGGCGCCGACGGTGAAGAAGGGCGGCAAGGATACGTGCGGCTTCCAGTTCATGACCGACCAGTACCTCGCGCTTCGGTCGGGCGGCCTGATGATGCTGCCCAACCTCCGCAACCGGAAGGGCGACTACTTGTGGGACGCGCAGTTCCTGATGGACGACAAGCGGGGCGACATGCTGCAGGCCAGGCTGGACGCCCTGGACGTGCAGATCGCCCGGGCGCTGTGGATCACCGACCGCGCCGGCACCACGGGCACCGTCGGGGCGAAGGCGGAGGCCGTCGTCCATGCCGAGACGCTCGCCGGCTCGCTGGAGATGATCCTCAACGAGTGGGTCGACGAGGTCTGCAATCCCCAGGTGGTCGACGACATCGTGCGCTTCAACTACGGCCAGGCTGCCGTCGACAGCAGCAACACGCGCCTGAAGATCGCGGGCCTCTCGGCCTCGCAGCGCGACATGCTCAAGGAGCTGCTCGCCAACCTGCTCCAGGCCGAGGCCATGCAGCTGGGCGGGAAGCAGGTGAAGCTGGCGGACGTGATCGACAGCGACGGGATCCTCGACGAGCTGGAGATCCCGAAGAAGTCGGCCGACGAGCTCAAGGAGATGGCCGGGACCGTCGAGCCCGAGCCGGAGCCCAATGCCGGCGTCTTCGGCGACAACGAGCTGCAGCCAACGCCCGACGATGAGGCCGCACTGCTGGAGGGCGGCCAGCTTCCGGGCAGCGACGAGGGCGGTGAGGAAGGACAACCTTTCAAGGAGTGAGGCATGGGCAGGATCCTCTTCAACGGCGGCAGGCTGATCGGGGCCGTCCAGATCGGCAACAACGGTGCCCTGGCCGACGCGATGCTCATCACGATCGGCGACAAGACCTACGAGTGGGAGAGCGCGGGCGGCGTGACCCCCGGCAACGTGGAGGTCACCATCGGGGGCGACGCGGCCACGTCGGCGCTCAACCTCCGCAACGCCATCAACTCCAACAAGCCGACGACGCCGGTCACGGCTGCCATCGACCCGATCGACAGCGCCACCGTCCGTCTCGAGGCGGACGCCAACGGTTACCCGGACGGCGGCGTGGCGCTGACCACGACCATGACGGGCGCCAACATCATCAGCGGCGCGGTGATGACCGGCGGCGAGAACGAGAGCAACATCTCGCACGGCCGCGGCAAGCACACGGTCACCGCGCTCGACGTGGCGGCCGGCAACATCCGGATCCACACGGGCCTGCTGTCGCCCGACGTCTTCCAAGCGCAGTGCAGGACGTCGGCCGGGGCGCAGCGGTTCATCGACTCGCTGGTCACGATCGACGGCGAGTACTTGCAGGTCGACTTCAACGGCGGGACGGACCCCGTCGCGGGGGATGTCATCCACTGGGACGTCTGGAGCTAGCGCGTCCCGCAACCGGAACCCTTGAAAGGAGGGACTGAGCATGCCTTCACATCCGCTGCACACGAGGGGCGGGATCGCGCAGGGAGCCATCCGAGTCGGGAGCCACGGCGACCTCGCCGACGGCGAGCAGATCGTCATCGGCAACCGGACGTTCGAGTGGGACGACAACGCGTCCGTCTCTGCGGGCGCGATCGCGGTGACCATCGGCGCGGACGCAGCCGAGGACATCGAGAACCTGGTCGACGCGGTCAACGCCAACTTCCCGCAGGACGACAACAGCCTGCAGCTGGTCGAGGCCTACATCGACACGATCGACACGGCGGTGGCGCGGCTGAAGGGCACGCGACAGAGCGCAGAGTGCAACGTCGCGCTGACCACCACGATGGCCCACGCGTCGAACATCGTCAGCGCCGCGACCCTTCTGGGCGGCGTGAACGACACGGTCCAGGAGGTCGCCAGCGGGAAGCGCACCGTCAGCGCCCTGGACGTGGCCGGCGGCGCCGTCGTCATCCAGCTGCCGTTCGACGAGCCGCGCATGGTGCAGGTGCAGGCCAAGAGCGCGACCGGCCTGATCAAGGCGATCACGGACCTGGTCACCGTGGTCAACGATGCCATCGTCATCGACGCTGACGGCGGCACGAACCTGGCCGCGACCGACACGGTGGACTGGCTGGCGATCAAGTAGACCTTCCTCCCCCTGGAAGTCGATGTGCCTAAGGCCGCACGTCGAGCCGGCCCGGGTGGGCGCCCCGGGCCGGTGGACCTGCGGCCTGAACGCGCGTACGGTTCGCAGGCGTACAACTGGCTCGCACAAGCCGCGAGCTGGCCCCCCGGCGGCAACGGGCCGGGGGGAGCGCGCGCGGCAGAACTGAAAGGAGCGAGACATGAGCGACCCCAGGCAGTGGCGGCTCGGCGCGGACGCGGACGGGATCCGCGCGATCTACAAGCCGAAAGACAAACAGGTCGCGGTGCGCGAGGACACGAACGACATTCTCCGCTTCGACGCATCGTCCAGCGCGGTCGATGACGGAGACGCGGTGCTGAAGCCCACCGACACCCACGCCAGCCTGCCCGGCCGATGGCTGAAGGCGAACCCGCCGTCGGGTGCGATCGCGATTGAGGACCAGCTCTATCTTCGCGACGATTTCTCGCACGCCTTCGTGGACAGCGGAAACAGCCTCTTCCATTCCGAGACCTTGTGGGACTACGGCGCAAGCGGGACAGGCGCACTCGTGGAGTATTCGGGCTGGCAATCGGATTTGATCGGCCTACTCGGTTTGTCAGCATCGGGCGTGGCAGCCAATGCCTACATCAGCAAGGGGTGCAGCTTGGAGGGGGCGGACGACTGGTCAATGAAATTTAGGGCCAAGCTGAATGCGGCCGTGCCTGATGTGACGGATGACTGGCAAGGCTTTTGGGGAGTTATGAGCACGCCGGGCGGCGATCTGTCGTCTGGTTCGCACGATGTTGTCGGCATCGGATTCGGATACAGCCTCGACAACAGCGTGCGCTTCGTCGCGTGCGTACGTCGCGCTGGTGCGGGGAACACCTACATCGTGACGGACATCACCATCGTCCAGAACACCTACTACAGCTTCGAGATCGTCAAGAAGAGCGGCGAAGTGAAGTTCTACATCGACGGCGTCCTGAAGGCGACGATCGACACGAACCTTCCGCAAGTCGGCGACAGGCAGTACCCGTGCATCGGGATCCGCAAGATCAGCGGGTCGAATTCCCGGTCCCTGAGAACGGACTATGCGGAGATGACGGTGAACACTGATCGTACGCCCTAGCGTACGCAGCGCGGCCTGAGCAAAGGAGAACGCCATGAGGTCACACGAGTACCTGAAGCTGGCTACGCCGGGCTCGGCATACACAGCCGACACCGACCTGGGCGGCGCGACGTTCACCGTGCCCGCCCCGCTGCAAGTCCGCGTTACGGGCTGTTTCGACGCGGCGGGGAAACTGTACGTCCACATCACAGAAGGAAGCGGCCAGGACATGTACGCGAAGGAAGGTGCGGATCTCGTCGCGGATGCGATGTACGAGTACTTCTTCATGGCCGTTCCGGGCCGAACGTACAGCATCCGCTACAGCGCGAGCTGCAACGTAATCGACTTCTACGCGACCGGCCAGCAGACGTAGGGACCGGGAAGCGACGCACACAATCGAGGACTGAACAATGCAACCCGGTGGCGCACCGATCCAGGGCGTCGGCGCTGGCGCGTACGAGGGCGACTTTTCGAAGCCGCAGAACGAGGAGATCATCCACCGCGACGACTTCAGCTTCGGCGAGGTCCTCTCGTCGGGCTTCATCGCTTCAGAACGTGTCTGGAGAACGGGCGCGGCGAACACCGGGACGCGGAGCATCGGCGAGGGCTCCGACGACAACCCCGGATACGCGCAGATCACGGTGCCGGCGAACGGCGACGTGTCCTTCAAGATGCAGCCGGGCTGGTACAAGGGCGCCGACGCGATCGTGCTGGAGGGACTCCTACTGGTCGAGGCCGCGCCCGATGGGACGAACGACTACGACTGGGTGTTCGGCTTCACCGATCCGCAGACGAGCGTGTGGGGCAACGACGGCGTCTACTTCGCGATCGAGCGGGGCACGAACGCAACGAACATCCTGGCTGTCTGCCGCAGCACGACCGCGACGATCGAGGACACGGGCGTGACCATCGCTTCCATCGTCGGCACGTACGCTCGCTTCCGCATCGAGAAGGACGCCGGGACGGGCACCGTCCGCTTTTATATCAATGGCACGCTGGTCGCGACGATCACGACGAACATTCCGGCGACCGTCAGCACGGGCTACGCGTACGCGATCGAGAAGCAGCTCGGCGCGACGTCTCGCTATACGCGGATGGACTACGTCTACTACAAGCGGACCTTCGCGACTCCGAGGTAACGATGTCCCGCGAGCTGAACGCGTTCCTGAACGACCGCTCGACGCTGAAGGCGCTGGAGGACCACTACCAGCGCGCGGTGGAGGCGATCGTCCGGGAGATGGCCTACGGGATGTCGCGGCCCGGCGCGGCGCGGGCCCAGGCCCTGGTGCGACGCATCGACGAGCTGCTCGCCACCATGAACACAAGGCGCCAGGAGTACGTGCGCAACTGGATCAAGCGGAACGCGTCCAGGGCGTTCGTGATCGGCGACCGGAACGCCACTGCCAAGCTTCGAACGATGCTCCGGAACGTGGGCTCGGGCAAGGCCGCGGACTTCGGAGACGTGAACACGAGCTGGACAGCGATCAACAACACCAGCCTTGCTGCGATCGCGCGGGCGATGCAGGAGTCACTGCAGGTGGCGCCCAACGAGATCCGCCGGATCACATCCACAGCAATCCGCGCCTCGCAGGTGACGCTCAACCAGAATAAGAAGATCATGGACGCGACGGTCGGCGGGCTCATCCGCGGCCGCACGGGCCAGCAGGTGGCAGACGACATCGCCAGCATCTTCCTGAAGGGAAGGACGTCGCCAGAGGTCAGGAAGCGGCTGATGGAGATCGGATACCGGGGCGAGATGTTCGAGTCATTCGAGAAGATCGCCAGGGGCGAGATGATCCGGGTCGGGCAAAAGACCATGTCCGTTCGGAGCTACGCGAACCTGGTGGCGCGCACCCAGCTACGGGAGATGTCGCGCGTAGCCACCGTCACGCGGCTCAACCAGAACGGCGTCTACCACGTGAAGGTGACCAGGCCGCCGCAGAAGGAGATCGACGAGTGCGCGATCTACGCCGGGAAGGTCTTCTACGTCGGGCCGCTCTCGAAGGATCCGATGGGCTTCCCGCCGCTGTCCTCGACGCCGAACGGCGGGCCACCCTTCCACCCCCATTGTATCCATGACGTCAACCCGTTTGTGGTGCCGTTCCACGGGCGTGACGAGGTGTTGAAACAGAAGGAGCAATCGGGGAAGATTCCGAGGACGCTCCTGAACAAGACGTTCCAGGACGTGAAAAAGAACCTCGCAGGCATGACCGCCCAGGAGCGGCGGGCACTTGGAGACGTAGCATGATCAAGAAAGAAGGCGACAAGTACGTCCTCTACTCGAAGGACGGATCCAAGAAGCTCGGGGAGTTCAAGACCGAGGAAGAGGCCAAGGCGCGCGAGAAGCAGATCCTGATGTTCAAGGAGCGCGGCCAGGAGGCGATGGCCGTGCAGCTCGGGATCCTGCCGCCCGAGGCGCTGCAGGCCGTCCCCTCCGAAGTCCAGATGCTCGTCTTCTCGAAGGACAAGTTCAAGGCGCCCGACGAGGCGAAGGCGTGGGCGCGCGAGCGCGGCTTCAAGATCGGCGACGTCGAGGACGCCGGCAGCACAATGCGGATGAAGCAAAAAGAGACGACCGAGTTCATCGATGGGTCGCTCAAGCCCATGGACATCGATGCAGGTGTGCAGGCCGTCATCGGCAGGAAGAAGACGACGGGTCTGTCGCAGCTGGCGCTCGGCACCCGCGGACGCTTCCAGCCGCAGGGCGACCTCTTCGGGAAGGACATCCTGCACATCGGCACCTACGTCCATCCTTCGACGGGCGAGAAGGTCGAGTTCGACAAGGGCCGCCTCTCGCGCCTCGTCCGCAACACGAACAGATTCATCGCGGCGGGGAACGACGTCACCTTCCCGGACGGCCACTCGCTCCGGGCGATGGACAACCTGGGCAAGTGGCCCGGGCCGTTCTTCGAGTACGGGGGCCGGCTCGGCGGCGTGGTGAAGCCGGCCGGCGAGACGGTGAAGCAGCGCCTGTCGGACGGGCGCATCGACCGCGTCAGCGCGTACATCCAGTTCGGGATCAAGGATCCCAAAGGCAACGAGTACGACGAGGTGATCACGCACGTCTGCGCGACGCCCGTCCCTGTTGTTACCGAACAGGGTCCGTTCGTCAAACTCTCGACAATCGAGAATGCCGACGGAACCGTTCAGGGTTTGATGCCGCTTGTTCCCGAAGAGGAACTCGCGGGGAAAGGAGCCGGTATGGATTGGAAGAAGTTGGCCCTGGCCCTCGGGATCAAGCCCGACGGGCTCAGCGAGGAGAAGCTCCAGGAGGCCTGCACGAAGGCGCTCGAGGAGCGGGATCAGCAGGAGAAGGACCGCCAGCAGAAGCTGAGCGTGGCCCTGTCCACGCACGGGCTGAAGCTGGAGGGCGACCAGGTCGTGAAGGTGGAGAAGCCGTCGCACGAGCCGAAGCCGGGCGACGACCCGGAGAAGGCGGCGATGAAGCAGGAGCTCGCCCGCCTCTCGCTCCAGGCCGCGAAGGACCGGCTGGCGCAGGCGAAGGCCGACGCGCAGAAGGCCGTCGCCGACGGCCGCGTGCCGCCCGACCAGGCGGAGAGGCTGTCGAAGCTCTTCACCATCGCCGAGAAGGCGGAGTTCGTCGCCCTCTCGAAGGACGGCGCCGAGGTGCAGCGGACGACCGAGGACGCGCTCAGCATCCTCCGGGAGTTCGTCAACGGCCTCCCCGTCCTCACCGGGACGCATCTCCAGCTGGCCACCGGCGGGACCGGCGGCCAGACGGAGGAGTCGCGACTGCAGGAGGTGGGCCGGAAGCTGGCGCGAAAGCACGAGGGCCGCGACGAAGACGGCAAGAAGTAGTCCCGGGCCTGGAGCCCGTTGACATACACGCTGCGGGCTGTTTCTGAGTCACCATGAAGGAGGACAGTCATGAACCCGAACGTCGGGATCGACGCTCTCCCCGGCCAGACGCAGGTGGCCGACCAGAAGAGCTACGCGTTCTTGAAGAACGCGGACCACAAGATCGAGCGGGGCGTGATCATCGACGACGCGAGCCGGGACGTGGGCAACACGGGCGAGACGTACAAGCTGCGCCCGGGCCTCGTCCTCGTCCGCGTCGAGGCGGCCGGCGCCAACCAGGGGAAGTACGTCCCCCTGGACCACACCGACGCCCCGATCGACGCGAACATCCTGCAGGCCGGCGTGCTGTACCACCTGGTCGACATGCGCGACAAGACGGGGGCCAGCTACGCGGATAAGGGCTCCTCGATCATCACGCACGGCGAGGTGGACGAGGACCAGACCTGGTGGAGCGGCGCCAACGCCGCCCGCATCGCGGCCGCCAAGGCCAAGATGGCCGGCGTCTGGTTCGTCGCGGCGCCGTAGCGAGCGGGGCCGAACACGCCCCCGGCCTGGCTGCGTGAGGGCGGGACGTAAACACACAAGGAGAAGTCGGAGACGAAACCGTGGACCCCGAAATCCTGAAACTGGACGTGTTGATCGGGATGATCAACGAGTTCAAGTACCCGGCCAACCTCCCGCTCACGTCGATGAACGTGCTGCAGCGCGTTCAGCGCAAGGGCGAGACGGCGAACTGGGACGTGAGGAAGGCCGTCCGCGACATCGGCACCTTCGAGGGCCTGCGCTCTCCCGCCGGCAAGCGGAAGATGCAGACCATCCGCCAGATGTCGGCGGTGCTGGCCCGCACCTTCAAGTTCAACGACCTCGACGGGATGGTCCTGCAGGACCTCCGGAAGCCCGGAACGATGCAGGAGGCCGACGCGGCCAACGAGCAGGTCCGGGACGAGACGCAGGCCAACCGCCGGCATCTCGACCGGCAGGACGAGTACATGATCGCGTCCGCGCTGCAGGGGACGCTGAACATGACGATCGACGGGATCTCCCACTCGGTCGACTACGGCCTGGACGCCAGCCACAACGTGACCAAGACCACGAAGTGGGACAACCCGGCCGCCGACATCATCGGCGACGTCCGCCTGGCGCGGACCAAGATCGCGGAGGACTCGGGCTACGAGGCCGCGATCGCGCTGTGCTCCAGCGAGGTCACGGAGCAGATGCTCAAGAACGACGCGATCCAGGCGTACATGTCCTCGACGCCCGCCGGCCAGAAGCTGATGGAGGAGGGCGTCATCGACCGCTTCCAGAAGCTGAAGTGGGTCGAGATCAACGCGACCTACAAGCCTGAGGGCGGCTCGATCACCCGCTTCCTGGACAAGACGAAGGTCGTCATCATCCCGCTCCCGGACAAGGAGTGGGGCGAGTTCCGGGTGGGCAGCGACAACGTCCCCTCGGACGACCGCCGCAACATCCGGACGGTCATCGGGCGGTACCAGTACAGCCACGTCACGCACAACCCGGCCGGGATCCGGCTGTACTACGGCGTGAAGCGGCTGCCGCTGATCAAGATCCCCGACGCGATCTACGTCATGAAGGTCCTGGCGTAGTAGCGCGTCAGCCGACGTATCCGTTCCGTGCCGGGGTGAGGGCTGGGGGGTGAAAGCCTCCCGCCCTCACCCTTGTCGGTTGTGAAAGGGGATCCCGATGCAGCTCGATGCCACGCCCTCCGGTACCAGCTCCAACTCCTACCTGACGCTTGAGGCCGCCAACGACCTGATGGGCGCCTTCGAGCAGCTCAACGCCTGGGACTCGCTCGACAACGACGCGAAGGCGCGCCTGCTCTTCCAGGGCACGCGGAAGATCGACGGCTACCCTGCCTCCCTCGAGAGCAACTGGGGGCCGCCGAAGGTGGAGGACCAGGCGCTGGTCTTCCCGCGCGCCACGGACGAGGAGGGCGTCATCCCCAGGCGCGTCCAGCTGGCGCTCTGCGAGTACTGCAATTACATCCTCGAGAAGGACCGAGTGCCCATCAAGAAGCTCCAGGCAGAGGGCGTCACGTCGTCCAACGCGCTCGGGCAGTCGATGAGCCTGGGCGAGGACACGAGCGAGCTGCCGGGCGGGGCCCGCCGCGAGCTGGACACGCTGCTGACCTCGCACTATCCTTTGGGTGCGACGAACAGGGAGACGGACGG